TGTAATTGAAGAATCTGTAGTATTTGAAGGTGCAAGTGCAGATAGTTTTGAAACAACATTAGGTGTAGTTGATCCAACTGCTGACAGAGCAGTCAACATCGCCAATGTTGCAGGTACATTACAACCATTTGCTGCTGCTTCAACAGACGCAATCACAGCAACACCGGCAGAATTAAATTTAATTGACGGTGGTACTGCTAGAGGCACAACAGCAATTGCAGACGGTGATGGTGTACTAATCAATGACGGCGGTACAATGAGAATGACTACAGTTGAAACTCTTGCTGCCTACATGGATGACGAAATTACAGCAATGCCAAATCTTGTGACAACAGGTGCATTAAACTCAGGTTCAATCACATCAGGTTTTGGTACTATAAACAACGGTTCATCTACAATCACAACTACAGGTCAGATAACTGGTGGTATTATTCAATCTACTAACAACATGTTAATAGGTGCAGGTTACTCACTTGTATTTGAAGGTTCAACAAATGATAGTTTTGAAACAACATTAGGTGTAGTTGACCCAACTGCTGATAGAACAGTTAATATTGCAAATGTAGCAGGTACTTTACAACCATTTGCTGCTGCTAGTACAGACCAAATTACGGCAACACCGGCAGAAATTAATTTAATAGATGGTGGTACTGCTAGAGGTACTACTGCTGTAGCAGACGGTGATGGTATTTTAATCAACGATGCTGGTACAATGAGAATGACGAATGTTCAAACTGTTTCAGCGTATATGTCTGCTGAAAGTGTTGGTGGTTCAAACATAGTTACTACTGGTGCATTAAACTCAGGTTCAATCACTTCAGGTTTTGGTAACATAGATAACGGTTCATCTACATTAGATACAGGTGCCTTAACGGCAACTACAATTGCAGGTACAACAATTACTGCTTCTACTGGAGTAGAAACAAAGAACGGTGCTACAGGCGCAGGTTTTGTTAAATTCTTTGAAGATAGTGACAACGGTACTAATGCAGTAACTTTAGTAGGTCCTGCTTCAACAGGTGATATAACGATTACTTTACCAACTCAGGCAGGTACAGTTGTTGTATCAAACACAACAGACGGTAATGATGTACAGTTAGACAGTTTAGGTCTGAATACTGCCGCTTCAGGTACTGCTGGTGAGTTAAGAGCAACAAACGATATTACTGCCTTCTACAGTTCAGATGTAGCGCTTAAGGAAAACATTATCAACATTCCTTCTCCACTTGAAATGATTAAGAAAATCAACGGTGTATTCTTTGATTGGAAAGATAGTTTCATTGAGAGTAAAGGTGGCGAAGACGGATACTTTGTAAGAAAAAGAGATGTTGGTGTTATCGCACAAGATGTTGAAAAAGTTATGCCAGAAATCGTTGGTACAAGACCAGACGGTATTAAAGCAGTTAAATATGACAGACTAGTATCAGTATTGATTGAAGCTGTTAAAGAATTAACAGACGAAGTTACAGAATTAAAGAAAAAACAATAAGGAGAATATAATATGGCAACGCCAAGTGGACAGATAGGTTTATCAGAAGTTAACGAAGAATTAGGTGTTTCACCTACATCTACTGCTATTAATATGGGTTCAACACCTGTAAGAAGTTTAGCAGGTATACCTTCAGGTGCAATCGCAATGTCTGATTTGCAAAGTAAAACTAACGAATATACATTTACATGGTTAGTTGTTGCAGGTGGTGGCGGCGGCGGAGAGAACCAAGGTTCAGGTGGTGGTGCAGGTGGTTTTATCACAGGTTCAATTGAAAATGCACCAGGTATTTCTTATTCTGCTTCAATTGGTGGCGGTGGTTCACCAAACACAGGTTTTACAAGTAGAGGTAACTCAGGTAGTAACTCAACATTTCACACAACAACTTCAACTGGTGGCGGATATGGTGCTGCTGAAACCCCAGGTATTGGAGGTCCAGGAGGTTCTGGTGGCGGTGGTCGTCAAGGACAATCTGCTGGTTCAGGTATTGGTGGTCAAGGTAATCCAGGTTCAGTAGGTCAAGGTGGTGGCGGCGGCGGTGCCGGCGGCGGTGCAGGTCAAGGTGGTTTAGGTGTAAATGGTGGTAATGGTTCAACATTCCCTGGTGACAGTATTGCATATGCAGGCGGCGGCGGAGGTTGGCGTCCTGGTTCAGGTTCAGGTGGTAACGGTGGCGGCGGAAATGGCGGTGCTCCGGGAGGACAAGCTGCTCAATCAGGTCAAACAAATAGAGGCGGCGGAGGCGGCGGTTTAGGTCATTGGGACCAAAACGCAGGTTCTGGTGGTTCAGGTAGAGTTGTTATTGCATACCCAGGTACTACACAAAAAGGTTCAGGTGGAACACAATCAATTGTTTCATCTAATAGAGTTCACAGTTTTAATAGTCCAGGAACATACACAAGTTAAGGAGAATATTTAATGGCACATTTCGCTGAGTTAGACAAAGACAATAAAGTTTTAAGAGTATGTACAGTAGATGACAGCAATGTATCTGCTGATATGGCAGTTGATGGAGAAACTTGGTGCGCTAATAATATTCCTGATGATCCTACTATTACATATGTAGATGGTGCTTATCCAGGTGTCGCATGGAAACAAACATCTTTTAGTCACAAATTTAGAAAAAGATTTGCAGGTCCTGGTTGTTTTTTTGTAGATGATAGTGGTACAGGATACTTTACAACACCAAAACCTTATGCAAATTGGGTATTAAATACGACTGACGGTGCATATTATCCACCAGTTGCATTACCTACTGTAAAAGATTATACTGAGGGTGACCAAAAGTTTGAATATCGTATTACATGGGACCAAGACAATACAAGATATATTGCTGTTAAAGTTGTAGGTACTGAAAATCCATACTGGAGAATAAACACTACTAATCTTAATGCACAAAGAACTAATTACGAAGACACAACATACGAAAATGTAACTGATCCATCATCTGATTTAACGCAAGTTAGAGTTTGGAATCCAGACACATCTTCTTGGTCTTAATTATTAAAAGTTACATCATATCCTGTAACTTTATCATTTCTAATAGAATATCTCATTAAAGACGGAAAACTAATAAGTGTTCCCTCAACTACATCTATAATTTTTTCTTTACCATTTAATGTAAGTGTAAGTTTGTTATCATGCCAAAAATATAAAAATGTATAATGTGAATGACGTATTTCTGATTTACCTAATTTATAATCATCTGTCCAGTATTTAACATAATCAGTCCATTTACTTTCAAAATAATTCATTACATTTTTTGTGTACTTATCATGTGTAAGTACGAAAATTTCCCACCACGGTTTATTTTCTTTCATTAACTTTAAAAAGTCTTCTTTTTGTAAATGGTGTTCTTCTACTTTTTGAACATATATTGGAAATTCAAATTGTATTATATCTCTACCTTGTATTTTCATCTTTTACCTTTATATATGGTCTTGCAGAATTAGGTAACCCTAGTATAGGTCTGCCGTCATATTTGTTATCTTTTGATTGTGGGTCACTAGCGTCATTATAATGTAAGAATACTTGACCACAACTTTCGCCATAAAACTTTTCTCTCCAATGTTCTAATTCTGTTCCTCTATACATCAAACAATCACCTGGTTCTAAATCTATTCTGATACCAGGATTGTTTTGACCACCTGTATTATCAACATAGATTGGCCAAGCGTCACCACCTAAATTCATAGTAGCAGAAACAGCACATGATGGTCTATCTTTGTGTCTATGTAATTCGTTACCATAAACATATAATCTTGTATATGTGTATGTTTCAATAAGTTTCATATCTATTTCTTTTTCTAATTTTGATTTTGTTTCTACAAGTAAAGTGGTCATTAGTACATCATCATAGTTTGCCCAAGCATCCACTTGTTGGTCTGTTAATGCACCCCAATGGTCATTAAATGGTGATACTAATTTGTTTTCATGTAGAAATTTAAATACACGCCTCTTATTTAAAAGATAACGATAACATAAATTTGCCATGTCTGGACTAATTAGATTTTTAATTACTTGATAGTGGTCTGTTTTAAACATAAGATATCCAACCTGTTATAATATATTTTTCTTGTGATGGTGATGGTATACCCCTATGAGTATGCATCCAACCTCCTGGCCAAATGAGAGTTAATCCTTTTCTTGGTTCTACAAATCTTCTTTGATAGAAAAACTCCGTTTCGCCTTCATCTTTAACATCATTTAAATAAGTCATAAAGACTAAGTGTCTTTTACTAGTATAGTCAGCACCAGTTCTTTCATCTGGTACAAAATTTTGTTCATAGTGCCATTGTTTAAAACCACCACCTGGTGGGTAATATTGTATATTAAAGTCTTCTCTAATATCAAATTCAGGACAAGCACGATTTGCCCATACATATGTTTCACAATAACGCCTTGCTAAACTTCTTATTTCATTAATGTAATCTTTAATAAGTTTATTTGTATAAATGTTAACATGAACATCTTTACTATCTTTTTGACTTTTATCTACAGATTTATAACCTACTTTACCTGAAATTTTTTCTGAGTTACGGTGATGTTCTATTAATGCGTCACACATACTATCATCTATTTTATATTCGCCTATAAAGTTTGTCATTTATATACCTTTTGACTATCTCCAAAACCTATCTTACCTATTGGATTTATATTCATTGCAATTGAATATCTGTCTTCTAAACCTTTATAGTAATATATTCTATGTCTTAGATAACTAGGAAATATTATAAAGTCACCACCTTTTACGTCTTGCATACAAGAATTATTTATAGTAAAATGATTTACGTCTTTCATGCTGTGAGGTACAACTTGTGGTCTCAGAAACTCTATTTTTCCTTCACCTGATGGATAGTAAACAGCACTTAACCAATAGTTAGGGTGATGATGAAATTCAGAATAACCATTTGTTTTTGTTAGTGTTGCCCAACTTGTTTCAATATCAACTTTGTTTGTATACCCAAACTGAGTAATACCTTCTTCAATAATACTTATAAATTTTAATTTTAAATAATCATTCAATATATTCATTTCGTTTGACGAAGCAGAATGACCTGTATCATTATATTCTAAATTTTTTAAATGAGAAACTATCATTTCATTGTTTACATCTACATTTTCATAATATAAAAACCACTCAGCAAAAGGATATATAATATTTTTATGCACGACTAATCTCCTCTAGTTTACTGCCGTCTATATCTTTAAATTCTAAGTTGAATGATACTATTGTTTTTGTTTTATCGTTTTGTACAGGTGGTGCTCTGTGTATCATAAAAGACGGAAACATAACTATATCTCCTTCTTCACAGTTTAAATTCATTACTTCATTGTTCCATACTTGCGTTTTTGCAGTACCGTCAAACTGTACATAGTAAACACCTGTGTAACTACGACCATGTATATGCCAACCATGTGTAGAGTTTTTAGCATACTGTTGAAACCATATCTCAAATAATTCAAAGTCTTTATAACCTGCTAAGTTTGTCATTTTCAACATTTCTGGCATGAAATAAGGTAGTAATTTTTTTACCCACGGTCTTTCATAATCACCAGAATTTGCCCAATCTGACCTTGTAATATCATCATTATAATAATCATTAGATTGTTTAATAGATTGTGCTTCTGCTGTATCTATAAGTTCTAATATATTGTTTCTAATTTGTTTATGTTCTTTTATTTTGCCGTAAAATATCATCTATAAGGTTGTCCTAAACTCCATATTACTAAACTTTGACGAATGCCTGATGTAACAGGTGTAACTCTATGTTTTACAAAAGACGGAAAGATACAAATAGACCCTTTTGGTTTTATCTGATCCACAGTAAACTCGCCATGTGGTGTAACAAACTGTAAATCACCACCCTCATATTCATTTGGGTGACATAACTGTACTGAACAAGATAGTTTTCTTATATTACCTTGTTCATTAGGTTTTGCACCTTGGTCTTCATGCCAATGATAATACTGATTTAGTTTGTACTTTGTAAACTGACATGCTTCTGACCAATGCCAATCAAAATTCCAACCAGCATTTTTATTTGCTTGTTGTATCCAAGGGTGTATCTCGTTATATATCCACTCATCATCTATCCAAGTGATATAACTGTCTCTATGTGATAAATTTTTCTGAGCTGCTTGAGGGTTATTCTTTATGTCTTCCTCAGTCAAGTTTCCTGTCACACCTAGTCGTTCCTGGTGCTGTTGAGCAGTTTTTATTATATCATCACATACAATTTCTGGTATAACACCTGAGAAATAGTAATAATAATTTTCCAGTATCATATAGGTATATATAATGCATAAATAGTAGTATTATGGCACAAAATAACCCAATAACAAGTAGAGAAACACTTAAACAATACTGCCTAAGAGCATTAGGTAAACCTGTTATTGAAATCAATGTAGAAGACGACCAAGTAGAAGATAGAATAGACGAAGCAGTACAATACTTTGCTCAGTATCATTATGACGGTTCTGAAAGAATGTATTTAAAATATCAAGTTACAGCTGACGATATTACTAGAGCAAGAAGTAACGAAACATTATCTACAGTCACAGATACAGCAGATTCCACAGTAACATCAAGTTTTAAAGAAGGTAAAAATTATATACCTATGCCTTCAAATGTAATGTCAGTATTACAAGTATTTCCTTTTACAGACAAGGCGGCATTAAATTTATTTGATGTCAGATATCAATTAAGATTAAATGACTTGTATGATTTTTCATCTACAAGCATTATACACTACGATATGACATTAAGACATTTAGATATGTTAGACCATATTTTAACAGGTGAAAGACCAATTAGATACAATCAACACAAAAACAGATTGTATATAGATATGGATTGGGCACATGATGTCAAAGCAGGTGATTACTTAATCATTGAATGCTATCGTAAGTTAGATGGTTCTACATTTACAGATTTATTTGATGACATATTCTTAAAAAAATATTTAATTCAATTAATCAAAAAACAATGGGGTACAAACTTATCTAAATTCCAGGGAGTTGCAATGCTGGGTGGTGTTCAAATGAATGGTGAACAAATTTACTCTCAAGCACAAGAAGAAATCAACAAACTAGAAGAACAAATACAGTTAAGTTTTGAGTTACCACCAAACTATATGGTAGGTTAATAAGTGAAAAATACATATTTCTCACATGGTACACACTCAGAAAAAACTCTTTATGAAGATTTAATCATAGAGCAGTTAAAAATATTTGGGCACGAAGTACATTATCTTCCTAGAACAACTGTAACGGAAGATAAAATATTAGGTGAAACACCTGATAGTAAGTACACAGAAGCGTATCAAATAGAAATGTATATAGAAGATGTAAACGGTTTTGCCGGTCAAGGTGATTTAATTGGTAAGTTTGGTTTAGATATGAAAGACGAAATAACTTTCGTTGTTAGCAGGCGTTCATTTGAGTTATTAGTTGACCAACCATCAAATACAATTTCAATAAACAGACCTAGAGAAGGTGACATTATCTACATGCCAACCTTCAAAAAGTTTTTCCAGGTAGACTTCGTTGAAGACGAAGATCCAATGTATCAGATTAATGATTTACCTATTTTCAAACTTAAAACATCTGTTTGGGATTACAGTATGGAACTTGTTGATACAGGTATTACTGAGATTGATGAAAAATTAGAAGACGAGAATTTAGATTTATTACAAAATCAAATAACACTAGAGATTGGTACAACATCAGCAGGTAAATTACTTGCTGAAGTAACTGACGGTAATATTGAGACATTGTTAGCAGAGACAGGCGACTTAATTGTTGACGAAGTTGATGGCGACAATATCATACTGGAAGATGACCCTAATTTTGTTGACTATATAGTGTTAGAAGATAGCAACACAACAAACATGGCGGCTGATAGACCAGGCGCCGACAATATATCTTTTGATGATGAAGCAGGATTAAATGACAACGATACAAACAATGATATCTTTGACTTCACAGAAAAGAATCCATTTGGTGACCCAAGTGACTTATAAGGAGTAAATAATGTTTAAAGACGCACAATACCATGAACTAATTAGAAAAACGATAGTAGCGTTTGGTACATTGTTTAATGATTTGTACATATATCGTAGAGCGAGTACAGGAAAAGTAAATCAAAAGATGAAAATTCCACTTGCATACGGACCAAAACAAAAGTTCTTAGCTAGAATTGACCAAGACAGTACAAGAGGCGCTGATGATGTAAAATCAACGGCACTTACTTTACCACGAATTGGTTTTGAATTAACAGGTCTTACATATGACCCTAGCAGAAAACTAAATCGTATTCAAAAGTTTAAGAAAGTAAAAGGCGCAGATACTAAGTCAATGACTAATGTTTATATGCCTGTACCTTACAATGTTTCTTTTACATTGTTTACTATGGCAAAAAATAGTGAAGACGCTTTACAAATTGTAGAACAAATATTACCAATGTTTCAACCTGACTATACAGTATCATTAAATGTAATGCCAAGTTTAGATATCGTAAGAGACGTTCCAATTATTCTTAATGATGTAACATACGAAGACAGTTATGACGGAACTTTTACAGACAGACGAGTTTTAATGTACACTTTATCGTTTACAGCGAAGATGTACTTATATGGACCTGTAACAAGTACAAAAGTTATTAAACAAGTTCAAGTAGACCAATATACAAATACAAGTACAGCAACGGCGAAAAGAGAACAACGATATGTTGTTACTCCTAATCCTACAACTGCTGACGCTGATGATGATTTTGGTTTTAGTGAAACACGTTCCTTCTTCCAGGATGCTGACGACTATGATCCTGAAAGTGGTACTGATAAAGAATAATACATAATTTTTTTATTATGACTGAGATAAAAATACACGATGGTGTTTTTGATAAGAAATGGGTTGACGATTTAGCTTATCACTTATCAACAAATGTTTCATGGATTGCTGACAATATTGCAGGAAGAAATTCTTGGCCGTATGGTCATCACGGCACTCATAGACTTATGGGTAGGACTTTCTATAGATATAAAAATAGAAAAGATGTTACCATATATCAAAAAGAATGTTTTGAAGATTTAACACAAGCAATAGAACATTTAAATCCAAACTTTGAATTAGTAGAGATATTTGCTAATATGCAATTTATGGGTATGAATGGTTCTTTTCATAAAGATAGTAACAATGGTGATCCTAATTACAAAGTTTATATTATGATGTTAACATGTGATAATTTACCTAACGAATATATAGCAGGTGAATTTATTGTAAAAGACGGAGAGACTGTACCATTTAAACAAGGTAGAATAATAGAATTAACAGGTGATGTAATACACAAAGGTATGGCATTTAATATACCTAACACACCTAGGTTCTCAATAAAGTTTGGCGGATATGAAAAAAGTTGAAGATAAATTAAACGAGTTATTAGATATAACTGAAACTAAGCAAGAGATTGTTCAAACAACACCTGCTGTACCTAGACCTAATGAAAAAGAAGATATCACTAGTGATTATAAGTATAGTAGAGAAAACTTATATAATCTAGTAGAACGAGGACAAGACGCAATAGATGGTATATTAACACTTGCAAAAGAAACAGACCATCCAAGAACATATGAAGTTGCAGGTCAATTAATTAAGAATGTGGGAGAGGTAACTGAAAAGTTACTACAATTACAAGAGAAGATGAAGAAGTTAGGGGAAGAAACAAAAAAAGGACCTAGCAAAGTTGAAAATAATCTCTTTGTTGGGAGTACAGCAGAATTGCAGAAACTAATAAAAGATAATAAGAATGATAAAAATTAATGAAGAACGATTATGGGAAACTCCACTCTTTAATACTAACATTGGTGTTGACAAAGAAATATTAGATTATCTTATAAACAATAAAGATAAGATACAAGACACTAACGAAGACCCTAACGGTGCATGGGTTAGTAAAACAGACTTAGATTTTCCAACTCTCAAAAGAACTATAGAAGATTTTAGTCGTAGTTTGTTTGCTATGAATGTAACTGAGATTAAGTTTACTAATATGTGGGCAAACATATTAAAAAAAGGTGAGTATCATTTATTACATAGTCATAATGAGCATACAATGTCAGGTGCATATTACTTACAAACACCTGTAAACTCAGGACAAATATATTTCAAAGACCCACGACCACAAACTAATTCGTGGACACAAAAATTTATAGATAAAGGTAACATGAGATTTTATACACCTAAACCAGGTGACTTATTCATGTGGCCGAGTTTCTTAGAACATGGTACTACACCACATGGTGCAGATGAAGAAAGAATAATGTTAAGTTTTGATTTAAGATTTAACGGACCAGGATACAAATATGGACACAATGGATACAACGGCTAAAAAAATATTAGTAATGGGTGGTGGTACTGCTGGTTGGTTAACGGCACTATATCTAACTAAAACTTTTCCTCAACATCATATTACATTAATGGAAAGTAAACCTATTGGTATCTTAGGTGCAGGTGAAGGTTCAACACCACATCTAGTAGCGTTTCTGAATATGTTAGATGTAGATTTAAACGAATTACTTAAAGAATGTAAAGGTACAATTAAACAAGGTATCTCATTTGAAAACTGGAATGGTGACGGTGAGAAATACTTTCATCCTTTTGCAGTACAAAATGAATATAAACATTTTAGTATAGACAATTTATTTGGTTATGATAGTTATGATTATTATTTAAAACATTTAATTCACAGAAAAATGCCTTTGAAAGAGCATACTTATGCGTCTATACAATCATATAAGAATGTTGTTGATACAGATAATATAGATAACTCTATACACTTTGACGCACACCTTTTAGCAGATTATCTTAAAAAAATTACAAAAGTTGATAAACATATCTATGATGAAATTAAAACTACACAACAAGACGAACATGGTAATATAACTAAAATAAATAATGTAGAATGTGATTTAGTTTTTGATTGCACAGGTTTTCGTAGAGAGTTAATTGGTAAGTTATATAAGTCAGAATGGAAAAGTTATCAGGATTGTTTACCAATTAAGAGAGCAATACCTTTCTTTTTACCACCTGAAGATAAACCTTACACACAAGCAATCGCAATGAAATATGGTTGGGTATGGAAGATACCTTTACAACATAGATGTGGTGCAGGTTATATATTTGATAGTGATTATATAACAGACGAAGAAGCATTTGCTGAAGCAAAAGAAATGTTTCCTGATATAGAATATACAAGAACAATAAAGTTTGACGCAGGTAGATTTAAACAAACATGGATAAAAAATTGTATTGCAGTAGGTTTATCTTCTGGTTTTACAGAACCACTTGAAGCAACATCTATTTGGATGGCAACTGAACAATTAAAATTACTTGAAACATTTATTGACATTATGTTTACAAATGATGAAGATACTAAACAAGATTATAACGAAGTTATTGCAAATAATAATGATATGGTTATGGAGTTTTTACACTATCACTATATGACTAAAAGAGACGATAGTCCTTTTTGGAAAGAGTTTAGAAATAAAAACAATTTACCTGACTTTAATGTTAAGTTATCTAAAATACAAAAAGGTAATTTAAGATGGTATCATACAACAGGTGAAAAAATTACATCAACATTTAATCTTATGTCATGGTTACATGTAGGCGAAGGTCTAGGTCTTATCAAAGATATAAGTATTAAAGGGTACGAAAACTTAAACCCAACAGTAGAAGAATATGGCAGACACTTACCTAGGTAATCCTAATTTAAAAGCGGCTAATCAAAAGATACGCTTTACAAAAAAACAAGTAAGAGAGTTTCTTGCTTGTCAGGAGAATCCTGTTTACTTTATAGAAAACTACATTAAAATTGTTACACTAGACCACGGTCTACAACAATTCAAAATGTATAACTTTCAAAAAGAAATGGTAGATACTTTCCATGATAATCGTTTTAGTATTTGTAAACTACCAAGACAGACTGGTAAGTCAACAACAATTATATCTTATCTATTACATTATGCTATCTTTAACGCAAACACAAATATTGCCATACTTGCAAACAAAGCTGCGATTGCAAGAGACCTATTAGGTCGTTTACAACTTGCATATGAGAATTTACCTAAGTGGTTACAACAAGGTGTTATAAACTGGAACAAAGGTAGTTTAGAATTAGAAAATGGTAGTAGAATACTTGCAGCTGCTACATCATCAAGTGCCGTACGGGGTGGTTCTTATAATGTAATATTCTTAGATGAGTTTGCTTATGTACCAAATAATATTGCAGAGCAATTTTTTAGTTCAGTTTATCCTACAATATCTTCTGGTAAAAGTTCTAAAGTAATGATTGTATCTACACCACATGGTATGAATATGTTTTACAAAATGTGGAATGACGCAACACACAAACGAAATAGTTATGTACCTATTGAAGTGCATTGGTCAGAGGTACCAGGTAGAGATGAGAAGTGGAAAGAAGAAACAATAAGAAACACAAGTGAACAACAGTTTAGAACGGAGTTTGAATGTGAGTTCTTAGGTAGTGTAGATACATTAATTAATAGTTCTAAGTTAAGAGTGTTATCACATAACCCACCAATTCAATCTAATGCAGGTTTAGATATACACGAAATGCCACAAAAAGGTAGAAGATATGTTGTTACAGTTGATGTTGCAAGAGGCACAGTCAATGACTATTCTGCTTTTATAGTTACAGACGCAAGTCAAATACCTTACAAAGTAGTTGCAAAGTATAAGAACAATGAAATTAAACCTTTACTCTTTCCTCAAGTAATTCATAAGATTGCAAAGTCATATAACAATGCAGAAATATTAGTTGAAGTAAATGATATTGGTGGTCAAGTTGCAGACACTTTACAGTTTGATTTAGAATACGACAATCTGATTATGGTTAATCAAAGAGGTCGTTCAGGTCAAATTGCAGGTACAGGATTTAGTGGTAAGAAATCACAACTAGGATTGCGTACAACTAAGGCGACAAAGAAAATAGGTTGTTCAAATTTAAAAGCAATGATAGAATTAGATAAGTACATAATCCAAGATTTTGATATAATCTCAGAATTATCAACTTATGTATTAAAAGGTAAAGAAAAATACGAAGCAGAGGAAGGTAGTTCAGACGACTTAGTAACTTGCCTTGTTATGTTTGCCTGGTTATCAAACCAAATGTATTTTAAAGAGTTAACAGACCAAGATATACGAGCAAGACTTGTAGATGAACAACAAAATCAAATGGACCAAGACATGGCGCCATTTGGATTTGTAGATGACGGAATAGAAAGTCCTGAGGGAGAAACATATAAAGACCCATATGGAACTAGTTGGAGTCCTGTCAAATACAAGAGAGGTTGGTAAATCTTGCGTATTATAAATAGAAGTGAGATTAACAATAATCTCAAATTAATATATTAATTTAATTAAGAGGAGAAAACAAGATGGCTTTTTTAGTTTCACCTGGTGTTCTCGTAACAGAAAAAGACCTTACTAACGTAGTACCAGCTGTATCATCATCTATTGGTGGTTTAGTTGTAGTTAGTGAGAAAGGTCCAATGGATGAGATTACTTTAATCTCAAGCGAAGATGAGTATGTTAGCACGTTTGGTAAACCAGACGCTAACACTTTTGAATATTTTTTTACGGCAGCCAACTTTTTACAATACGGAAATGCCTTAAGGGTAGTAAGAGCAGTCACTGGTAATCTGAACGCAGGTTCAAGTTCAGGTTTACAAGTTAAAAATACGACTGACTACTTAGACAATTATAGCGACGGTTCTGGTTCAGTAGGCTCATGGCTTGCAAGAGAAGCAGGAACTCAAGGTAACAACTTAAAAGTATCTATGTGTACGAATAGCAATGCATATGCAAGTGCTGGTGGTGCTTCTAACTTAGTAAATGACGCTTCAGCGGCAATTGGTGATACTACTATCACAATTGATGACGCTGGTGGAGATAAAATCCAAGCAGGCGACATTATTGAGTTTGGAGATATCTCTGGTAACTTCACAGCAGCTCCTTCAGGACAATACTACAAAGTAACAAGTGTTGATGGTTCAGTATTAACAATTGCAAGATTTAATCCTGCAACTGGTTCAACTGAAACTGGCGGATTAAGACACGCTGTTGCTGATAACGCATACTTTAGAAGATTTTGGGAATACTATTTCAATTTCTCAGCTGCACCAACATCAACAGATGATGTTGTAAACGCAGGTGGTTCTAATGATGAGTTACATATTGTAGTTGTTGACGAAGATGGCGGTATTTCAGGCACAGCAGGTACTATATTAGAAACACACGAAGGATTATCACAAGCTTCAGACGCTAAAGACGCTCAAGGTGATTCCAATTATTATGTTGACGCTCTATACAATAGAAGTCAATATATTTACTGGATGGACCACGAGACAACTTTAGCAAATGCAGGTAGTTCAAAAGTAGGTCAATCATTTGATAATACTGGTACTCAAACTATTACAGTTTTCAGTTCTAGTCTTACAGGTGGTACAGACGATAACGCACCAACAAACGCTGAATTAGCATTAGGTTACGATAAATTTGCTGATGCTGCTTCTGTTGATGTTAACTTACTTATGACTGGTCCTTCACAAACAGGTGCTGACGCAACTGGAGATACCAAAGCAACTAAAGTTATTGACATAGTTGAAGCAAGAAAAGATTGTGTAGCATTTATTTCACCTGCTAGAGCAGATGTTGTAAACGTAAGCGATCCTATTGCACAAACTGTTAATGTTAAAGCTTTTGCAGACGGTCTTGCTTCAAGTTCATATGCAGTTATTGATAGTGGATACAAATACATGTACGACAAATACAACGGCGTATATAGATATGTTCCATTAAACGGTGACATTGCTGGACTTCTTGCAAGAACAGAAACTGACTTCGGTGCTTGGTTCTCGCCAGGTGGTTATGCTAGAGGAAACATTCTAAATGTCAACAAACTAGCATTCAACCCATCCAAGGCAGCAAGAGATCTTATCTACTCTGCTGGAATCAACAACGTCGTGGCCTTCCCTGGCTCTGGTACAGTTCTCTGGGGAGATAAGACACTTCAGACCAAACCAAGTGCCTTTGACAGAATTCAACATGCTGGCGGATTTGTTTCAGTAAATACTTCTGGTAATCCTGTTGATGCGAATGCAATTCCTATTAATAAACATGACGCTGATACTGCTTTTGATGCAGCGACTTGTATAGGTTGTGGTGCATGTGTAGCTAGTTGTAAAAATTCTAGTGCTATGCTCTTTGTTTCTGCTAAAGTATCTCAATTTGCTTTATTACCACAATGTAGAATAGAATCTACAGATAGAGTTCTAAACATGGTATATGTCTAGCAGTGTCGTGGATATTGGGACATAA